TGCTGAACAAGCTGTTCGACGACGCCGGCCTGCTGCTGGTCGACTTCAAGCTGGAATTCGGCGTGTTCCACGGCCAGATCGTCCTGGGCGACGAGTTCAGCCCCGACGGCTGCCGCCTGTGGGACAAGGAAACCCGCAAGAAAATGGACAAGGACCGCTTCCGCCAGGGCCTCGGTGACGTCATCGAAGCCTACGAAGAAGTGGCCAACCGCCTGGGCGTGCCCCTCTAAAACGCCGCCGAAACGCGCAAGCGCCTGAATTGCGAAAGTTTTTTTGCAAAAAGGGCTTCGCGTTTCACGATAACGCTGTTATCATGCGCGCCGTTGGAGAGATGCCAGAGTGGCCGAATGGGACGGATTCGAAATCCGTTGTACCTTCACCGGTACCTAGGGTTCGAATCCCTATCTCTCCGCCATTATTGTTTGACTTGAAGCCCCTGAAAACGTTGAAGTTTTCGGGGGTTTTTTGTTTCTGGCTCATTTCTTTAGGGCAAATTTAGGGCAAATATTACGACCTACAGGCCCGCTTAGGACCCGTTAGGCCCCCGAAATCCCATCATCTGCGAGACCATCCCGGCCATACTCTTCGTGTCGGATGGTATCCACCTCCCATAGTGCTTGCGCACCATCGTCGTGTCGCTGTGCCCGAGCTGGCGCGCTACCCACTCGACTGGCACGTAGCTCGACAAGGCCTGGCTGGCGAATGTATGCCGACACTGGTTAACGCCTCGGTGCCTGACACCCGCCTTTTCCAAGTGCGCGGTAAACCACTTGCTGATATTCCTGCCTGTCCAGGCAACCCCCTCCGATTGCGTCCGGAACAAAAACCTTAGTGTTTCCTTCTTCGTCGACACATTATCGCGCTGAACTACCGTTACAACTTCGGCAGGAGCGTCCACAGAGTCGATCATTATCTGCTCAAGGATCTTAATAGCCGGGTCGATAAGTTCGACTGTGCGAATTCGCGCTCGCTCTTTTGGCACCTTGTATTCACCGACAACATACGCGCGGCGAACCTGCACCACGCCTCGGGCAAGGTCGACGTCCTCACGGGCCAAGGCAGCCATTTCCGATGACGAGAGCCCGGCCCAGCAGTTGAACGCCACCATACGCGTGGCCGGGCTTGGGTCCGTTTCAGCGATCTGAGCAATTTCCTCGCGAGTGAAGGGGTCGGCGTGCTCCACGTCATGGTCAGATTCGATGTTCTTTACGCGCTCCAGGGGATTCGTCTTCAGGATGCCGTCGCCGAATGCGTCAGCCCAAACCCCGCGGGCGATCGTGAATATGTCGTTCACGGTCTTGGCCGCCAGGCCTTGGCGGAGCAGCTTGGCCTGGAACAGTTCGAAATCGGACTTGCTGACGTCAACGATCTTCAATGGCCCGAAGTGCCCGTCCAGGTGAGTGGCCTTGCTCACGTAGTTGATGATCGTACTGGCGGCTTTCTTCGCGCGTTGCACCTCCAGCCAGCGGTCTATGCCTTGCGTCACGGTGCGTTTCATGGAAGGCCCACCGTGCCCCGAGAACAACACCGCCCTGGGCGAGTCCGGGAAGTGGGCTGCGTAGTCGAACCGGCCTTCCTTGATCTCGGCCAGGATCGTCCGGCGCTTGTTGTCCGCGTAGGCGATGGATGCCTTATTGATCTTGGCCACGCCAGATACCGGCTCGCGGCAACGCTTGCCGTTCAGCATGAACACGATCCTGAGCTGTTTACCGTTCAGCTCGACGCCGGTGGGCAGTTTCTCAGTCATTGCCGGCCATCCACGCCTCAATCGCCGCGCGGTTGTAGACGATCCGGTTAGCGGGGTCCTTGCGGTAGTGCTTGCCCTCGAGCCACAACCCCCGAATGCGGTACTTTTTCGCCGCATCCGAGGTGATGCCGAAGATCTGGGTCAACACTTCAATGCGGAACCACGCGGCCGCGAGCGGCCGGTATTCCATTTTTTCTGCTGCTGCCATGGTCATTCCTCCTGACGCGTCATGTTTTGCGCCTGCATCGAAATTGTCGCGTCACGGCTACGCGCCGCGTTGCGCCTCTTCAGGCATGCCTTGCACCGCTCCCAGCTCCCTATTCCGAACATCGGCGCCCTGTCGTGAGTGATCGCCTCAGCCCCGCATACCGCCCGCCAGGCGCGATACCGGCCGTGACGTCCAATCGCATCCGCTGATAGCTGGGTAAAGTAATGGGCGCGCTGGCCGTGGAATGCTGGCTTGGCCCACCCCTCGGTCTGTTCGAGCTTCCCGTCGCTGATCTGCACGCCCTGAGCGGACAGTTCATCGAAGCGGCCGGCCTGGGCCAGCCTGATTACTTCCTGCATTTCAGTCATCGCCCACCCCTTGGGCTGCCGGGATAGGCCCGCTCTTCACATCGGCTTCCCTCAGATCGCGGACTACTGAGTTGATCCCGCTGGCATAGCTGCCTGGCCGGCCAGCAGCAGCACCTTCCAGGCGTTCGATTACTACCTCTAACGGGCTGGCGCGAAGCGACTTCACCAGCTCCAGCGCCCAGGTGCGGCCCTCCCGGTACATCACCTGGTTGATGGGCCCGCAGATATCCACGCGGTACCCAGCCTGGCGTGCGGGAGGACTGTTGGTTTTTTCTGCCCTGGATGCAGGGCGGCGGGAGACCGTTTTGGACAGAAGGCCGGCACGGGCTCTGACCAAGGCCTGGTTAGCGAGGTTGCCCATGCTCGGCCTCCTGGGTGTGATCGACCGTCACCTCGATTTTCCAGCTGTGCTTGTAGCCGGTCGAGGTATCTTCGGCGCTGTGGTATCCCCGGCAGCGCACGTTGCTGGCGTCCAAAGTGAAGCCGTGCTGCTCTGCCAAGATTTGGCACAGTGCTGCGGTCACTTCGCTTTCAGGCACCGTCGCGCTGTAAGTGGTGGCGTTGGTACGGGTGGCGCTGGTTTTCACGGCTAGGCCTCCAGGCTACCGACGATCACCGCCGGCGCCGCGAAGTGGTCAGCCAGCACCTGACGCCCGTCGATGCCGCATTCTGCGGACAGGGCCAGGACTTCGCCGAACGTGGTGGTGGGCTGCTGGAGCATCTGCCACAGCAGCACCAGGCGCGCGCCCAGAGTTGATTTGTTCATGGCTAAACCGCCCCCTGCCGAGCGAGGTAATGGTCCATCAGCGCGTCCAGGGCCTCGCCGCGGTACGGCTCGCCGATTCCACTGCGCACCATTGGCACGTTGGCGCTCCCGGTTTGCAGTGCGTGGTCGCGCAAGAACTCGTACCGGCGAGAATTCGCTACGGTGGCGATCCAGTCGTCGATGCGCAGGCCACACCCCGGGCGGACGCCGCGCTTGATGGCCGCTTCAGCGAGCGTCAGTTGATGCTCAAGCTGGTGAGCAACTTCATCACGGTCACCCTCATGGGCAGAAGCGATAACGGCCCCTGTGCGGCCGATCGCGACTGTAGAACCCAGACGAACGAAGGGCAGTAGATCGGCCAACTGCTCGCCTGGACGCGGCTTTAGCACGATTGTGATGCGATCAGGCGCTTGCATCAGCCACCTCTACCTTCTCAGCGGCTTGGGCCAACGCATCCAGCAGCAGCTGCTGGCGCTGCTGTCCATCCAAGTACTGTTTTACCGCCAGCACGAAAACGCTGTTCATGCTGGTATGAACCTCAGCCGCGTGCTGGTCGACCTGCTCGCGCAAGCCATCAGGAAGCCGAACGACAAATTTGTCAGCCAGGCGGCTGTCGTGGGTCTTGTTGCTCATGGTGCTACTCCTTAATGCCCCTTATTCGGGGCGAGCGGGGGCCCGCCGCGCTTTTTGGCTTTCGCAAATTTCAGTTGGGGTTGGTGGTTACATCACCGGACTGCGCCCGCGCACAGGCGCACGCCGTTGCTTACGCCACGAAGACACCACGGTGCTCTTCGCTGTCTTCCTGATCCTGAGGCGCTTGGGCTGGAGTAGATAGCGCAATCAGGCCTTGAGTAATCGATGCAACAACCAAATCTCGAAGGGTCCGGCAGCCCATCTTGAAGCGGGCGCTTTCCAATCCTTTTTCAACTGCCTTCGGAGTTACACCCATCTCGCGTGCAATCTCCTTTAGCGTCATGCCGCCTGCAGCCAGCAAGGTGGCCTCCATCTCTCGCAAGGCTAGACCACGACCAAGAAAGCCAGTCCAGGCGCCTTTACTGATTGTGGTGGTCATCATGGTGAAGCTCCTTGCTGCTTGAGGGCGTCATCTACGCCGATGAACATAATTTAGAAAACTAAACGGCCACTGTCAAATGTTTAGTTTAGAATTCTAAATAATCGACTATCTCATTGGTGCTTCCTGTTCGCACACGAATGCGATAATCTCGCAATACTGTACGGATATACAGCAAAAGGAGAGCGAGATGGCAAAGGCACAGAAGAAACCTGCAGAGCGGATTGTTGTGAGCGGGATCGAGCGTCTACGGCTCCGGGTGTCCAACATGATCAACCACCCTAATTCCCAGGAACGGAAGAGCGTTCGGATTCACCGGTTGGATACGGATGGAGACCGCGAGTGGGATGAGGTGATTGGTGCGCTGTCGGAGGTGGACGGTATTGAGATGACCTTCAACGACGAGGATGAGTCAATCAATCTGAGCTGGGAAGCCCCGTCAGATGATGACCCTAGGGCTGAGATCCATGAGGAGTTTGATGCGGTGGAGGAGGTTGCTCCTTTCTGACGCTCGTAAAACGGCCCGTTGGGTGGCGGGCCTCAATGTTGGTCGGAAGAAACTAACGGCTGGAGGGCCCTATTCAGGCTTTCCGTCCGTTCCAGATGTACAGAACCTTCGCATGCATCGTTACGTCTTCAATCCGGGCGGTCTGGTTCTCGTAGTGCTGATTGTCCGAAATGAGTCTGTAGTGATCCTCGTCCAGCCGCATTACGCGTTTGATGTACAACTCGTGGTGCCACGTCATCACGTAGATCCCTTCCCCTACGAAATCTTTGACCCCGCGATCAACTATCACCAGATCTTTGTCGTTGATCGTGCCTTCCATCGACTGCCCCCAGCCATTGATCATTGCTAGAGCTGAAGCTGACGTGTAGGTGACACCCTTTTCGCGTAGTAGCTCCTCGCGAACCACTAAGTTCCGGACTACCTCGGTGTAGTCCGGCGGTACTTGCCCGTGGCCCATGGCCGCGCGCACGTCGTATTGGGGGATGACAATTTCTTCGTTGCGGGGTCGAAGAAAACTATGCTCGGCAGGAAAAAATTCGGCTTGTGACGACTCGTCAGCCGCAGCCAATAGGCGATTACGCGTCACCTCGGCTATGCCTTTGCCGCTCTTGGCAAGCATATCCTTTACAAGATCTGCAGCCGAAGAGCTTGTGGCTGAGGGCAATCTTTCCCCCTTGGCGCTGGTGAGATCGTCTACCTCGCCAACACCATCAGAAAGCCATCCTGGCGAGCATTTCAATGCGCTGGCCAAGGCAAGCAAATTTCTCCCCTTTGCACCGTTTGTTCCGTTCACCCAAAAGCTGACTGTTGCTTTGGACACGCCAGTCAGCTTGCTGATCTCGGTTGCACTGAGGTTGAGGTCCCTCATGCGGGCTATCACGCGGTCTTTGAATTCCATATTTAGGATTCTAAACAAATGACTGTTTAGATAACTTGCCTTGTCAGGTTTAGAACTCTAAACTCGGCATAGATATCGGAGTTGAACCATGACCTACGAAGAAGCGTTGAATCACTTCGGCACAGGCCGAGCCATCGGAGACGCCCTAGGTGTAACGGGCAGTCGTGTTTCTCAGTGTCGCGCAGCTGGAGGTTTCTCATACCCGATGCAATGCGTTTTGGAAAAAGAATCCGCTGGCGCGCTGATCGCTTCGCGTGACGACGATCCTTTTCACGCCACCAAGTCGTCGGCAGCGTGATTTCCGGTCGATTAGGAGAAGAAGCGTGCAGCCCCATCCAAATACAACCGAAACCCTTGCCATGGGCCAGACACCAGTTGCCCCGACCATGAGCCAAATGATGCGCCTTTCCGTGCCGTCCGATAACTCGGACGAAACCTATGTGAATTCATCCAGCACCTGGCAGGTTCTCTCATGACGGCCTGCCAGCCATCCCAATTTTTGCTGTCCGGCTGATTTTCGACCGGACACAAAAAAGCCCGACCTTAGTCGAGCCTTTTAGTCGGCACCCGCGCCAACGGGTGTCTCGGTATCACTTTGTCTAGAGAAAGCAAAATGAGATCAGAAAATAGCATCACTACCAAGCAACCGCAAGCATCTCCGTGCTGTTCTGCGGACGTGGAAATCCCACGCAGCTTCATTTGGTACACCGTTGACCAGGTGCATCCCTGCATTTACATCCAGGGCTTGCCGATCCTCAACGAGCAGCTGGCGTTTGAGCTGTGCGCCGCACTCGCTCAAGGGTCGCAAGACGTTCAAGTGATAACTCGGGCACGCAGCGGCGATGACGAAGACTTCAAATGCGTTTCGATGCAGGCTGGTCGGCACCACGACCTAATCATCTCCTGCCGGTCTGCTGACCGACCAGGCCACGAATACTTGGCGCGCCTCGGACAGTATGGCGCATACCACCCAAGGCACTCCGCGCCACAACCGACAATCTATGCAAATCGTGGCGCGCACGGGGGTGAGGTATGAATACCACCAGCAGAGCTATCGCCCAAGTTGCAGAAGACGCGATCTTCGAACTGTCTGTCTGCCGCACCGCTCTTCAACAAGTTTACAGCCTGATCTCGCTGGCCAAACCAACCTTGGCGGCCAATTCGACGACGCTCCGGGCTCTGGAATTGGCGGAAACGCACATCGAGATGATCTCCAGCTGCGCAGAGGAAAACGAAGGCACTCTTGAGAGCCGTTTGAAGGAACTCGCGCCACAAAACTCGAGTTCCGTAGGTAGTGGCGCGGAGACACCCCAATGACAAGCCTTCGGAAACTCGGCCTCAAAAGCATCAACTTCGGTGGACTTGATCGGGACGTCTTCACGCTTCGCGAAGGCTTGGATCTTAGCCTGGCCCTCAACTTTGCTGTGGACCTCAATCTTGCCATCGGTAGCCTTTGCGATCGGCTGGATAACTGCATCAACAACAATGAAGACCCGGTCACATGTGCTGAGTTGCGGGCGCTCTCTCATCTTTCTGAGACCAGCGCCGCCCTGCTGCAGAGCATCCGTAGCGGCCTCCGTGCCGAGGGGGCGGGTAAAGATGAATAAGCCCATGTTCACGCACACCGAAGTCTCGCTGCGCCTGGAAGATTCCCTCGACACGATCCGGATTTTGGCCGAGGTACTGGTGGCCAACGGCGGTTGCAAAGGCAATGCGGACGTAGCCGCGCAGATTGACGAGCGGGGCGAGGAAGGCATTTACAAGGCAATTCTGCTACTCGCATCTGCTTCGCACCGCGATTTCTGCCAGTTGGCTACTGACCTGGAGATTCCGCAATGAGCAGCCATCAGCCTTTGAGTTTCGATGACTTTGAATGCCTGGCCGAGCGGATGTTTGAGCAGGCATGCGAGCGGTCTACGTATACCGGCGCGCCAGTCGGCGCGGTTTTGGCTGGTGTGATTTTCCACCTAGCGATGGAAGCCCAGCTCAACGCCGTGCCCGAAGCAATGCTGCACCTGGTGCTCGCGCAGGCAGGTGAGGATTTCCGCGCGGCAGAAGCTAATGCACTTGCAGCGGAGGCGACCTAATGAGCATTGTCATCATCAAAGACGGCGATGCCGTCACGACCACCGTCGTTGTTGCGGCTGGCACAGAGAACGAGCACGCCAGTGTCATCGCGCTTGTGCGAAAGTACCAAGCAGATTTCGAGGAGTTTGGAAGGGTGCGATTTGAAATCGAACCCTTTGAAACCTCTGGTGGAATCCAGTCGCGCGAGATTGCCTTGCTGGATGAACCTCAGGCCTCTCTGCTGCTGACCTACATGCGCAACACCGAGATCGTTCGCGCGTTCAAGAAGAAGCTTGTCCGCGAATTCTGGGAAATGGTTCAACACCGTAACCGGACTCGACCGCTACTTCCCGAAGACCTACCGGGCGCGCTTCGCCTTGCTGCCGACCTTGCCGAGCAAAAGGCCGTGCTGGCACTGGAAAACCAGCAGCAGGCCGCGAAGATTGAGGCGCTTGAGCACCTTTTCATGCCCGGCGAAACACCCACACAGTTCGCGAAGCGCCTGAACGGCGTTAATTCCCAACAAATCAACGCCTACCTCGTGGAATTGAAGTGGGTTTTCAACGCCGAGAGAAAGCCCAACAGCTCGCCCAAATACCGCGTTTACGCCATCGCGCGCGACAAGCATTGGCTTACTGAAAAGCCGGTCACCGTCGGCGGTGAGGGCACCACTTCCTTCATCCGTTATGCGCCGGTGATGCTGGAGGAGGGGACTAAGAAACTCTTCGACCTCTACATGGCGGAAAAGCTGCCCATGAAACAGACCTGGGACGGCCAGTTCTTTTACGAAAAATTCAATCCGGAGAAGCCCCTGTGAGCAAGAAAATCACCTACGAAGAACTCATGGGACAAATCGCCGAGGCAGCCGTTGCCTTCCAGCACGCCGAGATCCTGCGTAACTCTTTGAAGCGAGAGCTGAGCGCCATGTACGCGACCTACTTCCAGGCTCACGGCCGGCCAGGTGATGGCGCGCGCAAGCGCTTCGATTTCGAGGATCCCGCTTATCGCGGCGTCGTCCAGTTCACCGAAGGCGCTTACAGCCGCTGGTTTGATCAGCGCGCTCTCACCACGAAGCTCAAGCGCAAGTTGCGCAACCTGGTTGAGCGTCTGGAGCGTGCCGTATGAAAAATGTCATCAATTTTCCGGCGCCCCTGCCCATCGAGTTCATTGACGAGGAACACATGGCCAAACATGGCGATGCGGCTCTACTGCTGCGGTGTTTCGAGATTGTGAAAGACACCTTGGAAGTGATCGACGACCCCGAGTATCCCATCCAGAAAGAGGATGACACCCACATTGACCTCATTCGTGTGTTCTACGCGCTCAAGGTGCTGTTCAAGCGAAAGACTGGGCACGATGCTGCTCAGGTTGCCCTGGAGCATTGGGAAGCCATGGGGCGGCATTTGCTGGAAGGTGCGCCGATGCCGGCGCAGCACATCCCCATCGTCACCGTACCAGGCACTCCACATCCGCCAAGCGCTTTCGAGGGTATGACGAACCTGCAATTGGCCACCGCCAGCCTCAGCTATGCCCGGCGAGTCAGCGAGTCGATCATGACCCATTCGCCGGAAGCCTTGGACATGGCGGAAGCCCGACTGCTGTCCATCGACGCCAATACCGCCATGCATGTCTTGAGACAGCGCTTGTCCGCGGCTTCGCCGACTGACGATACGCCGGCAGCGGTGAAGCGCACTACGGCCAGCGAGGAGACTCTGCAATGACGGACTCACCGCGCAAGTTCCAAGGCGTCTGGATACCAGCGGAGCGCTGGCTGGATCGCAGCCTGTCGCCAAACGAAAAGGTAATGCTCGGCGAAATTTCGAGCCTCGATACCGGCCCCCGCGGCTGCTATGCGACAAACGCGCACTTCGCCGAGTTCTTCAATCTGTCGATTTCCCGTGTCTCGGAGATCATCAGCGGCTTGGCCGATCGAGGGCTGATTCGAGTCGAGTTGATCCGCGAAGGAAAGCGCATTGTCGAGCGTCGAATTCGCCTTGCCACCCCCTTCGAATTTCCGAATACCCCTTCGGTAAACGCTGCGAACCCATTCGGAAAAGGCGGTGAACCCCCTTCGGAAAACACGCAGGGGAGCAATACACCTATTAACAATACATTGAGCACTAAAAACCCTATGGGCGATGGTGCTCATAAGTCGCAGCTGCCCAAGGGCTTTGAGCAGTTCTGGAAGCTCTACCCGAAGAAGAAAAGCCGCAAGGACGCAGTGAGGGCTTGGGAGAAGTTGAATCCCGATGCCGAACTTCGCCAGGCCATGCTGACCGCCCTGGCTGCGCACTGCCTTTCCCGCGATTGGACCAAGGACGATGGGCAGTACGTGCCCAACGCCGCGACCTGGCTCAACGGGGAGAAGTGGCACGACGTGCTGAAGCCGGCAGCAACCACCAAGCTTTCCCGCCATACCGCCCTGGATCAGATCGACCACACGGCCGGCCTGGACCTGGACGAGCACGGCAACTACCGCATTGGGGGGAGCCTGCAATGACCACACGACCAAACTACACCCTGCAGGTCCGCCCGGGCGAATGCACTGAACACGGCCAGTACCCAGACGCATTGGTCGAGCAATTCGGCGCTGAGCCTCTGTGGTACGGCTGCCCGCGCTGCCACTTCGACCGCCGGCACTCAGCCGACACGGCCGTTCGCGTTGATGGGTTGCAGGAGCACGCCCGGCGCCGGGCGAATGAGCAACTGCTGGCCGCGGGCATCCCGCCGCGCTTCCAGCAGGCAACCCTCGACAACTGGGTGGCCGGCGATGAGCCAGGCAAGGCGAAGGCCTGGAACGTAGCCACCGGTTATGTCGAGGCCTTCAGCGAAAACTTCGGGATAGGCCGCTGCGCGATGCTGCTGGGCAAGGTGGGCACCGGCAAAACGCACTTGGCCGCGGCCATGCTGCAACAGGCTATCCGCTATTTCGGCACCCAGGGCGTGACCGGGCGGTACACCACGGCTGGCGGGATCATCCGCTCAATCAAGGACACGTTCGGCACCCAGGGCAAAACGGAATCGCAGGTCTACGCCAGCCTGATCGCGCCGCACCTGCTGGTCATCGATGAGGTGGGCGTGCAGAACGGCACCGACTTTGAGCGCAATGTGCTGTTCGAGGTCATCAATGGCCGGTATGAGCAGGTGCGCCCCACCATCGTCGTCTCCAACCTCGGCATTCTCGAGCTGCGCGAGTGCCTCGGCGACCGGGCGGTGGACCGCCTGCGCGACCGGGGCGGCCTGGTCGAATTGTTCCGCTGGGAATCCGCGCGGGGTGCTGTATGAGGGAGCTATTCAGCATCGAGGCCGAGCACGGCCTGCTGGGCGCGCTGATGCTCGACGCGTCCCTGTTCGACGAGATCACCGGCAAAGTGAGCACGCGCGACTTCAGCGACCTGGAGAACGCCGCGCTGTACCAAGCCATCATTGATACCCACGCCGCGGGCATGCCGTTTGACCCGGTGACCGTGGGCGTTGAGCACCCAATGCTGCCCAGTGGGGAAAAAACCATCGCCTACGCCAGCGAGATTGCCGCCAACACGCCCAGCGCTGCCAACTGGAAGGCCTATCAGCGGGTGGTGCTGGAGCGCGCCGCCTTGCGCAAGGTCGTCGAGGTGGCGGACGTGATTCGCGACAGTGCCAGCGAGAATAGGCCGGTGGCGGAGATCATCGCGCTGGCTCAACAGGCCACAGCTGATCTGCGCGACCTGGACGACGGCGCGCCGAAGTACCGCCGCCTCGACCAGGTGATGGGGGATGCCAGCCAGATCGTCGACGACAAGTTCAGCGGCCGGGCGCCGAGTTGGCCGGCCACTGGCCTGGCCAAGCTCGATGAACTGATGCAGGGCATACGGCCGAAGAAGGTCACCGTGATTGCCGGCCTGCCCGGTAGCGGCAAGACCACGCTCGGCCTGCAGATTGCCCAGTACAACGCGGTGAAGAAGCGCAAGCCGTGGCTGATCTTCTCCATCGAGATGCCGGGGGAGGAACTGGGCGTGCGGGCGATCGCTGCGCTGGGCGGGGTCGATCTGCGTCGGCTGGACAACCCGGAGCGCATGAACACCGACGACTGGTCGAACATGGTCAACGCGGTGGCGATGGCGGTGGATGCCCCGTTGTTTATCTGCGACGACCCAGTGCAGACCCCCGCCACCATCCGGGCCACTGCGCGGCAATGCGAGCGCGAGCACGGCCTGGCCGGCGTGATGGTCGATTACCTGGGGTTGATCCAGTCGGAGAAGAAAGGGCGTACCCGCAGCGAGGAAGTGGGCGCGATCAGCAAGGCCCTGCTGCGCCTGGCCAAGGAAATGGATATCCCGGTCATCGAGCTGGCGCAGTTGAACCGCGATTCCACCAAGCGGGTGGGCAAGCGGCCCCAGTCCAGCGACCTGCGCGATTCTGGCGAAATCGAAGCGGATGCCAGCTGCATCCTCATGGTGCACCGCGACATGGATACCGAGGAAGGCCAGAACGGTGTCACCGAGCTGCTGATGACCAAGTGCAGGCACGCCAAGGTCGGCAGTTGCGTCGTGCAACAGCAGGGCGAGTACGGACGATTCGTCGACTTCGAGGGCAACCCGTACGCGTCTGACGAAGAGGTCGAGATGGGCCGCAGCTTTGCCGGCCGTTTCAGCCACAAGGGGGTAGGCAATGACACACGCTTCTAAGACGGCCACGGTGATGATCAGTGACGCCGAGATCCGCCGCAATGCCGCCGGCGACCTGCGCCAGTTGCGCGACACCCGCCACCGCGCACTGCGCTTTCGCTACTCCACCACCGACCGCGCCAGAGGCTCGTGGCACGTCGTCGTGGCGGGGCAGTGGGGCAAGGCCGGGAATTTCCCCGACATCAGCACCAAGACGATGCTGGCGGCCTTGCCGGATATCCTCGTGCGGCGAGGTGCCGACGCTGAGGCGAAGTCCACCACCACCAACTGGGTGACGGTGGGCGACCTGCTGGCCTGGTATCAGGATCGGATGGGCCGGGACCGGGGCCTGTCCACCAAGCGCAAGGCCAGCGCCAAGTCGGCGCTGACTTGTCACCTGCTGCCGTGCCTGGGCGACCTGCCGCTGGCCGGGGTGAACAAGACCGAACTGGACAAGCGCCTCATGTGGCCCATGCAGGAGCGTTTTGCGCTGTCGTTCGTGCGCTCGGTCTATGGCGTGCTGGCGGTGGCATTCCGGCAGGCGGCGCGGCTGGACATGCTGGCGCGCAACCCGATGGCCGAGCTGAAGTACACCGATTTCGTGCGTACCCGGATCAAGCCCAAGCCGGCCCGGCTGCGCGCGGATGACCTGCCGCCGCTGTTGCAGGTGCTGGCCGAGCAGTTCGACGCCAGCCCGGTGGAATCCATGCTGCCGCTGATGATGCTCTGTCACGGCTGCCGCCTGGGCGAAACCCGGCTGGCGCGCTGGAAAAACGTCAATCTGGTGAGCCGGCAATGGTTCATCCCCGCGGCCGACACCAAGACCAAGGCCGAGCACACCTTGCCGCTGACCGCCCAGGCCTGCGCCCTGCTGGCGCGCTACCGGGCCAAGCAAGCGGCGAACGGCTACACCGGGCCTTTCCTGTTCCCCGGCAGCACCGGGGCTGCATTGAGTGCCAGCAAGGCCTGCACGGTGTTCACCAGCGTGGCCAAAGGCGAGTGGTCCAGCCATGACCTGCGCAAGGTGGCCCGCACCGCCTGGACGGACCTGGGCGTCGACTACATGGTGGGGGAGCTGCTGCTCAACCATGCCATGAAGGACTTGGACGCCACCTACATCCACACCACGGCCGAGGGCCTGAAACGCCGGGCGCTGGAGGACTGGCACGCGCACCTGGATACGGTCGGTTTCGAGGTGCTGCATACCGGGACATTGCCGGGACAGAACGCAACTGCTAATCCCGCGCAAGCCACGAACGGCGAGGCTTACAGCGCGATCAAGCATCCATCCCAAGGGAGGATGCAAAACCAAATTTCAAAGGGCCAAGCGCCCAGCCAGGAGACCGGCCATGAGTAGAGTATCTGCGGCCCTGCCGCGTAAAAGCCTGCTGGAACACGAGCGCAAGTTTCTGAAGGTCGCCGGGCAGCATCTGGCGCAAGAGAAGGGTGGGGCAGGGGCCATGGCCGACCTGCTGGACATGGTTGCCAGCTGGCACTCGCTGCGCACCGACATTGAGTTCGGCGACTATTGCAAGCGCTGGGTGGCCGAGGGCAACGCCAAGACTCCGACTTCCGACAAGCTTCTGCGCAACCTGCTGGGCTTGGACGAGCCACCACCGCGGCGCATTCGGAGGGCTGCTTGATGACGGTCTACCGCGATGTTGAACATGCCGTGATCCGCGCGATGACGCTGGATAGCATCTCGCTGCACAAGGGCGCGGCCTGGCAGAACAAGTACAAGCCTGATGGCTGGAAGCCGGGCAAGAGTGACAATCCGTGCCCGCTTGATCGCATGGAGCAACTGGCCCAGGACACAATGACAAGGGCGCTCATCCGCCGGCTGATTCCGCCGCTGCACTGGAACCTGCTGGTGGCCTTCTACACCGTGTCCGAAACTGCAAGCCTGCAGCAGGAGCGTGCCCAGGCTATCCAGTATCTGGCCAGATCCGCGCCGGGCAAGTCCCATTCACTGTTCCGCATCAAGTGCGTTACCGCCTGGGCAGTTGAGAAGCTCCCCGAGGGCTTCATGCTGCTGCACACCTGGGACAATCTGGACAATCCCACACCGGAGAAGACACTGTACCGGTGGCGGTCGGATATGCGCCGGTGGCTGCGGCAAGAGACCGACAAAGCTTATGCCTGTGCCGGTGTTGTGTTGTTGCAGGCCGGCCTTATAGCAGAACGTCCTTGATCGAAATGTGAGCGACGACGGAAAGCTCGACGGAGCTTTCCGTTCCGGGTGGTGAGGTGTTGCGTGGAGGGCAGGCTAGAGGCCCAGCTTCGAGATAGCGTAAAGACCACCTAGCCATAGGCGCCATCGGGCGCGGAAGCGGTCCAAGGGTTTGGGCCGCTGCCCTCCGCCCGCTATCCGTATCTCGGCCTTAACCTCGAATGCGGAGTAGCCCTTTTCTTGGAAATCGTTCCAGACATGCGGTGGATTAAATCCCACCAAGCGCTCCTCCGTGTTGAACTCTCTGCGCTCCTCCACGAGCTCAGATCCGATCCAATTGCGGGCGTTTTCGGGGATCAGCTCTACAGAACTATGGTCCGGTACTGCCAGAGCACGGCATCGCTGGTAGTTAAAATAGACCTTCGCTTCGAAGCGCATCCTCAATCCTCCTTACAGCACGCGGTGAAAGAAGAGCATAGCTGAGCGAACGATGGTTTGGCGGCCACCGTGCTGAGTTATCGCCAATGAAAGCGTTGGGTTGGTGAATAACGGTGCGTTACGTCAGTCGCATAGCCCGCTTCCCTGCCAAGGTGTTTGTTGACAATGTGAGAAAATGAGAATCTAATTACCCACATTGCCATTCTGCGTCTACAGGATGAGCACCCAAAAGCCCGGCCAATGTGTCGGGCTTTTTGCATCTGGCGCAGGCTGGAGGGTTGTGGCAGTTTGCTATCTCCTACATCGGAGGTAGACATGACGATATTGCATGATGTGTTAACCCAGTACTCGCTGTTCCTCGAAGCAGAGGGAAAATACGTTTCCAAACTGTCTAGAACAGCCGCGCAACTCGCTGACGGCTTGGAGAAGTACCTCGCCGGAGCAGCAGTGGGACGTCGCGACGAGATTGTGCGCCTCGGGATTGGTACAGAATTCAACTTCCGAAAAGTTGAATGGACTGAGCTGACCTGTACTGAAAAGGTCATCGATTTCTCGCTTGCTATCAAGCTCACGGATCCTAGCGACTACGGAAATACCACAGAAGTGGTTTTTCAGATGGCGGTCCGTGCCGATGATAACGTCTACACCTTTGGGCTAAAAAACATGGGTGGACAAATCAAGATCTCGGATGTCGAGGTTCAAGGTGGTCGTTTTGGCCCCGTATACGAGGCCATTGTGACGAGGCTCAAAGCTCAATTCGATCCGGGCTACTATGCACTGGGTTGATCCAAGCGCTCCAATCCCTCCGTCTGTGAGGGAGTTATAGGATTAAGGGCCTCGGTGTAGCGCAGAGGCCCACTTCACGCCGCCTCAACCGATACGCTTAAACGTTTGCCCAGAGCGGCCAGCGCGGACTCAATCTGCTCCATTTTCGAAGTGTGCAGGAAGTCCACCAGCCGATCACCCTGGACCTGGTGAACGCCCAGCAGCCGGCGCAGATCAGCTTTGCGCATATCGCGTTCCATCATGGTGTTCCAGAGCACGATCTTGGCTACGGTCACGGCAGGTAGGTGGATGACCTGCTCGCCTTGCTGTGGTGCCGATGCCTGCGGAATCGGGCGGCGTTGGTCGACGTAGATCGACAAGGTTGTCTCAATCGCATCAATAGCTTGGCTGACCGCATGCTGTTCATCATCACCGTAGCTGTTCAGCTCTGGAAGATCCCGGCAGAAAACGGCCAGGCCTGGAGCGGTGTCCTTTTCGAAACGAATAGCAAAGCTGTACATGGTTTCATTCTCCGGGTGATGGCCCAGCGTTCAGAAAGGCGAAGGGGGCTATCAAAGCCCCAGTTGTTTAATGATCGCCTTGCGGGTCGGTTCGGGCATTTCTTTGCTCCCGTGATCCGCGAAGGTTGTTTGGTTGCCGTTCGGGGCGGTGATCTTGAAGTGGCTACCTCTTTTGCCTGCTTCGAAGGTCACCCCTTGGGCCTTCAACCATCGTCTGAACTCGCTGAACTTCATCACCTCGCCTCGTTGTGTTGGTGAGGCCATAATACAACTCTTCTGTTTTATGCACAACACTTTTGTTTTGTTGTGAGTCCATATCCGGGGTGGCCCTTCGGGGGGAGCCCGGACACGGTATCGCCGGTCGTCACGTGTTACGAAAGAACACCGGCAGTTGAAGAGCCCTCCACCTCAAGATTGCTCCAGGGCGGCTTCAATGGGCAGCGTGGGAAGACACGCATGTTATGCAGATGAGAGCGTAGGCTGATGCGCAGTAGCCGTGCACGGGCGATTAACCTGCACAACCCGGCCGATCAGCACCGGGCGTCTGCACCTATTACAAGCCTCGGCATTTGCCGGGGCTTTTTCATTTCTGGAGCACCAATGGACCCGACCGACTTCGGCCCAGGCACGGCTACCTGGCTGGGCGGCACGGGCACCGTCTTGGTGGCCGGCTTTCTGTGGCTGCGCAAGTTCCTTTCTCGCGATGCAGCAGACCGCGCGATGGACAATGCCGATATCGGCACCGTCCGGCGCCTGAACGAACTTCTCGATAGCGAACGCGCGGCACGGGCTGCTGCTGAAGCTCGAGCAGATCAATTTGCGAGGGAGCGCAATGAACTCGCAGCCGCAGTTGGCCGGATGGAGGGCAAGATTGAAGCCCTTACTAGTCAGGTCGCCCAACTCACGGCCCAGGTCACTAGCTCTAGTGCAGAAATTGCACGGCTCAGGTCCCAGCTCGGAGGCGTCAACTGATGGACAGATGTGCAATGGAATTCATTGCGCGCCGATGGTGGCGTCGTGTGGAGGTTTGGGTTATCGCACTGCTGCTGATGATCGGGGGCGGATTCTTCGGCTTTCAAATTAGTCAGTGGTCGCTGGCCAAGTCATACCTTGAGCAGGTCGCGCAGATCCGGCGGGCTTATGACGAGGCGTCAAGTCAGCGTGATATTCGCCTGGACGAGCTGACCCGCAAGACTGGGACGGCAGCTGACAAGGCCTCAAAAGCTGCCGCTACAGCGACCCAGGCAGCAGATAAGGCGGATGAGGCCTTAAATCGGGTATCGCCGTAGCAGCTGAAAAATGTTTGCTTACCCCTCGCTAGCGAGCATCGGACATAAACGCCACTTTACGTCCGCTATGCCAAATCGCTCCGCCATAGGCTTGGTGAGCTTACGCACCTTGTCGTGGCGGTTCTTTGGAATCTGTGCAACGCCCACATCACAGCTCGCCCAATGCCACGCTTCGGCATTGTCCATCCGGTCTGCGCGGATGATGAAATGCTTCGGCTCGCCGTGGAGTGAGTATTCAATTTCATAGAGTGCAGTTGTCATGGCTCCTCCAATTGACCGCACGGCCACTGTCGATAGTTGATTTCAAATGTTGCGACCATGGGCGCCTGCATTGGTTTGATCAAAATGCAGGCGTACTCGACAGCGACTGCACCACAGACTCGAGCCTGCCAATTCGTGGCGCGGAAGTGAGGGGTTATGAAGGGCAGTGACAATAGCTTTAGGCGGTCTGCACCCCTTACGCCGCCCCCAACCACTGAGTATCACGGCCGGCCTGCGGGCTGGCAGCCGCCACCTGCACCGCCGCCCATGCGCGTCGCTGCGCGGGCAACGCTGCCAGATGGCTTTGTTTGGGCGCTGATGATGTTCGCGCTGGCCTTCGTGGCTGGCCTGGTATGCGGGATGGGCGCAGGGGGCGGATCATGATCAAGTTAGAGAGCCGTGGCCTTGCCGACGGTCTTGCAGAGCTGACTGATATTGAGCGCAACCAGATCCCCTATGCGACGGTGCTGGCACTTACTGAGACAGCCAAGCTGGTCAAGGACAGGCTTGAGGGAGAGATGCGCACGGTGTTCGACCGGCCTACGCCGTACACCCTCGACAGCCTCCGGCTTATCCCGGCGACCAAGCAGCGTCTTGAAGCCCGGGTATGGATCAAGGACGAGGCCGACGGCGCCGCCCCTGCGACCCGCTGGCTGACACCCGAGGTGTATGGCGGGCCCCGCAACAACAAACGCAGCGAGGCATTGCTTCGCGCCCGTGGCGTTCTCCCTGAGGGCAAGTTCGTCGTGCCAGGCAACGGCATGCAGTTGGACAGCTACGGCAACATCGGGCGCGGCCAGTTGCAGAAGATCCTGTCGGGACTCGGCGCCCAGGGTGATCGGCTACAGAACAGCACGGACAGCAGGCGCAGCGCGGGCAACCGCACTCGCTACTTCGTCATGCGCAAAGGTCGCGCAGCAATAGGCATTGCCGAGCGCACAGGCACCAAGCGTTCCGATGTACGCATGGTGCTGGCATTCGTGGGCAAGCCTGCCTATGCAAGGGCGCTGGACTTCTTCGGTATCGGTGAGCGGGTGGCAGATGAGCAGCTTTCAATCCAGTTCGAGCAGGCCTTCGCCAAGGCCATGGCTACGCAACGCCGATGACGCACCAAAACGGTGCGATTTGGCGGTGCGGGGAGTTGGCGTGCCACAAAAGGTACTCCTGAGGGTACCCCCCACCGAGGGTAATTCGAGCCCCGATGGAAACACATATATGACTTTTTTCACGCAGTTGGTTGTTGTTTAGTCATGGCCAAAATCGAAACAACCAAACAGCGCAGCTGGTTGAACAAATCCGACATGGCCGCCAGCCTCGGCATTTCCCCTCAAGCCTTTGAAAAATGGGGGGTAGAGGCAGTTGCGAAGATTGGCCGCGAGACCTTTTACCGGGTCCAAGACGTGCTCTCAAACCGCATTGCACACAGCTTGCGGAAGCAACAACCTGCGGACGTCGGCGAGGATGGGATAGACCCCCTAGTCGAATACAAATTGATGCAGGAGCGGCTTCGACTGACTGCTGCTCAGGCAGACTCACAAGAGAAGAAAAATCTTGTGCAGGACAAGCTGCTGGTGCCTGCCCCATTCATGACATTTGCCCTGGAAAAAATCTCCTCCAGGATCGCATCGAAGCTCGAGACCGTCGGCAAAACAGTAAGCCGGCATCATCCAGATATTGACCCGGTAATTCTTGAGGCCGTGGAACGGGAGATCGCCATAGCTCGCAATATCGCTGCTAAGTCCGGCGACAAAATACCGGGATTTCTCGATGAGTATCTTTCAACCTTGGATTCATGACCTGTGCACAGCCGCAGAGTTAGGTTTGCTGGGGCTGTGCAAAGAACCGCCGATGACCGCCTCCCAGTGGGGGGACGAGCATTTCTACATGTCTTCAGAATCCTCCTACCACGAGGGTGAATGGACAACCGATCATTTCCAGGTCGCCATCCTCAACGCGATGGGGAACGATCTAATCGCTGTTGTGAACTTCGTGAAGTCGGCGCGGATCGGTTACACCAAGCTGCTAATGGTCAACATCGGTTACAAGCTGCAGCACAAGCGGCGCAACATTGTCATGTGGAGCCCAACCGATACGGATGCCAAGGGCATTAGCAAGCGCCATGTCGATGGACTTGTTCGCGACGTACCTGTGGTCAAGGAGTTGGCTCCCTGGTTCGGGAAGAAGCACCGGGATAACACCCTTGACCAGAAGGTCTTTTCCAATCGGAAAACATTGTGGATTCGTGGTGGTACAGCGTCCGGCAATTACCGGGAGCTGTCGGCCGACGAGACAATCTACGACGAGTTGTCGAACTTCGATCCTGACATCGAGGGGGAAGGTGACGCCGTCACCCTGGGCGACAAGCGACTGAATGGCGCCACTTACCCGAAATCGATTCGAGGTTCGACCCCGAAGAAGGCGGGCAGCTGCCAGGTTAACAAGGCAGCGGAAGAGTCACCCATAAGGCTTCGCTTCCATATTGCATGCCCTCACTGCCATCAGGAACAAACACTGAAGTTCGGCGGCAAGGATTGCGCCTACGGTTTGAAATGGGAGAAGGATGCCCTCGGCCAGGCCACTAAAGCCTGGTATGTCTGCGAGCACTGCTGCGCCTGTTTCTTTCACCCGGACATGGTTGCAGCCTCGCCGGAAGGTCGCTGGATCTGCGAAGCGACAGGTGTCTGGACGCGCGATTCTATGGACTGGTTCGACGCGAACGATGAACCGGTGCGGACCCCGAAGTCGGTGGCGTTCTACTGCTGGGCCATTTACAGCACCTGGTCGGCGTGGCTGAAGATCGCGGAAGAGTGGCTAAAAATCAAAGGCGATCGCGAGAAGCTGATCACCTTCACCAACACCACGCTCGGCGAAATGTGGGAAGAAGACCAGGGCGAGAAAATCGACTGGGAAATTCTCTACGGCCGGCGTGAGGTTTACCCGGCTGTGCCTCTGGCCGGCCTGGTGCTCGTCGGTGGCATCGACACCCAGGATGACCGGTACGAGCTTCGCGTCTGGGCGTTCGGCGTGGGTGAAGAGTCTTGGCTGGTGCACCGCTCGATTCTCACCGGTGACCCGGCCAGCGAGGAATTACGCCGCAAGGTCGGCATCGAGATCCATCGTACGTTCCTGCGCGAGGACGGCCTTCAAATGGAGGTCGAGCGCTGGTGCTGGGACGCCGGCGGCCACTACTCCGATGAAGTAGCAGCGGAGAGCCGGAAGCATGGCCCCCAATGGGTGGTGCCCGTGTTCGGCGCGTCGACCTACGGCAAGCCGATCGCCAACTTCCCCAAGCGCAAGAAGGACAAGGTCTACAAGACCGAGGTCGGTACCGACAACGCTAAGGAGATCATCTACAGCCGGCTGCGCATCCAGGTTCCGCAACCGTGGGTATCAACGCCTGGGTGCGTGCACTTCCCGCTCAACGACCTGATTTGCGACGAGGACGAGCTAAAGCAGATCACGGCGGAGAAGAAGAAATCGGTCATCTCAAAGGGTAAGCGCGTGCTGCGCTGGGACGCAGGCGGCAAACGAAACGAGGCGCTCGACTGCTTTGTGTACGCCCTGGCGGCACTGCGGATCAGCCAGCTCCGGTTCGGTCTTGACCTTGATGCCCTGGCGCTGGCCAGGCCCGCTGTGCAAAAGCAGGTGGAGAAGCCCACCCCCACAAATACACCGCAGCCGTCATCGGGTGATTGGCTCAAACCGAGGGAAGACCCATGGCTGTGAACAGAAAACCAACTGCTGAAGACATGGTGCAGAGATACCTGCAGGCCGAAATGGACGTGCTGGAAGGCAAGACCACGATTTTCGGCGGTCGCACGCTGACGATGGCCGACCTGCCAGACATTCGCGCGGGCCGGCTGGAGTGGGAGCGCCGGGTATCAGCAGCACGTTGTTTCCGGTCCCGCCCTTACTCTCTGGCGTCCTTCGAATGAAGAATTTTATCGACAAGATCCTCGAGCCGTTTGTGCCGAGATTGGTCGCCAACCGGCTGGCCGCTCGGCTACAGATCAGGGCCTACGAAGCGGCCAAGACTACTCGCACTCACAAGGCCAAAGGCCAATCTCGCAGTGCTGATGTTTCGCTGCAGGGTGACCTGCGCTCGCTTCGGGAGCAGTCCCGAAAGCTGGACGAGGACCATGACCTGGTCACCGGTATCTTTGACCGTCTTGAAGAGCGCGTGGTGGGTGGTAACGGGATCAGCGTGGAGCCGCTACCGCTTCGGTTAGACGGTTCGGTTCACCTCGAATTTGCCGCCCAGATCAAGGCAGAGTGGGCGGAGTGGTCGCTTCGTCCGGAAGTGTCCGGCGAGCTTTCCCGCCCGCAGATGGAACGGCAGGTGTGCCGGACCTGGCTGCGCGACGGCGAGATGCTGGCCCAAAAGATTCGGGGCAAGGTCGCCAATTACACGTTCCTGACTGACGTGCCATTTGCGCTCGAACTGCTCGAGCCAGACTTCTTGCCGCTCAACCTCAACGACGATGCGAAGGGAATCGCTCAGGGCATCGAGCGGGATGCCTGGCGCCGCGTGCGGGCCTATCACCTGCTGAAGAAGCATCCCGGCAGCCTCACGGGCTTCGGGTTCTCGTTCGAAACGAAACGGGTCGACGCCGAAAAGATCATCCACATCGCCTATCGCAAGCGGATCGGCCAGAGCCGCGGTTTGCCGCTTTTGCACGCTGTGCTGATCCGCCTGGCGGACATCAAGGATTACGAGGAAAGCGAGCGGGTTGCTGCGCGGATCAGCGCCGCGCTGGCCATGTATATCAAGAAGGGCAACCCGGACAACTGGAGCGATTACAAGAACGGTGAGCAGCCACCCGAGCGAACCTTCCCGATCGCGCCAGGAATGGTGATTGACACCCTGCTGCCGGGTGAAGACATCGGCATGATCGAGAGCAACCGCCCGAACCCGTTCCTTGAAGGTTTCCGGAATGGCCAGTTGCGCGCCATTGCGGCCGGTACCCGCGGCGCTTACTCAACGGTGGCGCGCAGCTATGACGGTACCTACTCGGCGCAGCGCCAGGAACTGGTTGAGGCTCAACTGGGTTACGACGTACTCCAGCATGAGTTCATCGACTATTGGAGCCGGCCGGTCTACCGCGAATTCATGAGCGTGGCGTTGCTCAGCGGCAAGCTGAAACCACCACCTGACATTGATCTCCGCACGCTTTACGGCGCGGTTTACCAGGGACCGGTCATGCCGTGGATCAACCCCGTGCAGGAGGCCAATGCCTGGGAAACGCTGGTTAAGGCCGGCTTCGCAGATGAGGCAGAAGTCGCCAGGGCGCGCGGACGAAACCCGCAAGAGCTAAAACGCTCTCGCACCGCTGAAGTGAAAACAAACCGGGATGACGGGCTGGTCTTCAGCTCGGATGCATTCCACCAGTTCTATGCCAAAAATGGAGCCGCCGATGCGCAGCCTACTGAAGCCGGCGCTGCTGGCGCCGCTCGCCGCACTGACCCAGCAGAATAAGCCCAGCGAAAGCTGGTACAGCATCAATGCCCTCAGTCGTGGCCAGGTCGAAATCCTGCTCTACGACGAGATTGGCGCCTGGGGCATTACTGCCCAGCAGTTCGCCAAGGACTTGAAGGCAGTTGGCGATGTGGCGCTGATCAACCTACGGATTCACTCGCCGGGCGGTGATGTCTTCGAGGGCACCGCCATTTACAACCTGCTGAAGAATCACCCCGCCCGGGTTGACGTGTACATCGACGGCCTGGCCGCCTCGATGGGCTCGGTCATTGCCATGTCCGGCGACACCATCTACATGCCCGAGAACGCCATGATGATGGTGCACAAGCCCTGGGGCATTTCTGGCGGTGATGCCGACGACATGCGCCGCTACGCGGAGCTGCTCGACAAGGTCGAGGGCACGCTGATCATGGCCTACGTCACCAAGACGGGGAAATCCGAAGACGAGATCAAGGGCTTGCTCAAGAGCGAGACCTGGATGAACGGCCGTGAGGCTGTCGAGGCCGGCTTTGCCGACCAACTTACCGAGCCGCTCGCTGCTGCAGCACAGCTCACCTCAAAACGCATGAAGGAGTTTGACCACATGCCAGAAGCACTGAAAGCCCTGTTGCAGCCGCAAGCAAACGCTACCCTGCCTGCTGCCGCACCAGCCACCCCAGCCCCATCGGCGGCTGCTCCTGCAGCGCCTGCCGCACCTGTCGCGCAGTCGGAAGATGCGATCCGCGCCCAGGTAATCGCCGCTGAAACCACCCGCCGAGCTGCGATCACTGCCGCCTTCGGCCCGTTCGCCACCAGCCACGCCGAGATACTGAACGCCTGCCTGCTGGATCACACCGTGACCGCTGAAGTAGCGGGCCAGAAACTGCTGGCCAAGCTGGGCGAGAACACCACCCCAGCGCCGCGTGCGCCTGGCCACATCTCCAACGGCAACCTGGTTGGCGACTCGGTCCGCAACTCGATCCTGGCCCGCGCCAAGCATGGCGAGGCCGAGAAGGATAACGCCTATTTGCACATGAGCCTGCGTGAGCTGGCCCGTGCATCGTTGGTGGATCGCGGCGTAGGCATTGCCGGCCTGAACCCCATGCAGATGGTCGGCCTGGCGTTCACCCACACCTCCAGCGACTTTGGCGGCATCCTGCTGGACACCGCCAACAAATCGGTGCTGGCGGGTTGGGAGGACTCGGAAGAGACCTACCAGCTGTGGACCAAGCGCGGCGAGCTGAGCGACTTCAAGGTGGCCCGCCGGGTCGGCCTGAGCGAGTTCAGCTCCCTGCGCCAGGTGCGTGAGGGTGCTGAGTACAAATACGTGACTCTCGGCGAAACCGGTGCGCAGATCGCCCTGGCCACCTACGGCGAACTGTTCAGCATCACCCGCCAGGCCATCATCAACGATGACCTCAGCATGCTGACTGACATCCCCTTCAAGATGGGGCAGGCCGCCAAGGGCACCATCGGTGACCTGGTCTACGCAGTGCTCACCGGCAACCCGCAGCTGAGCGATGGCAAACCCCTGTTCCACGCTGATCATAAAAACCTGCTGACCGGCGCTGCGTCGGCCCTGTCGATCGACAGCCTGAGCAAGGCCAAGACTCAGATGGCCACTCAGAAAACTGCGACCGAGGATGGCAAGGGTCGCAACCTGAACATCCGCCCAGCCTTCGTCCTGACGCCGGTGGCACTGGAAGACAAGGCCAACCAGATCATCAACTCGGAGTCGGTCCCGGGCGCTGATGTGAACTCGGGGATCATCAACCCGATCCGCGGCTTTGCTCAGGTGATCGGCGAGCCGCGCCTCGATGATGCCTCGGCCACCGCCTGGTACCTGGCTGCCAAGCAAGGTTCCGACACCATCGAGGTTTCCTACCTCAACGGCGTTGATGTTCCGTACCTGGAGCAGCAGCAGGGCTTCACCGTAGACGGCGTGGCCTCGAAGGTACGCATCGATGCCGGTGTGGCACCGCTCGACTACCGCGGCCTGCAGAAAGCCAACGGCGCGGCTTGATCCCGACCGCCTGACCAACCCCGCTGATGCGGGGTTTTTCGTTTATGCCATCTGGAGAAATCACCCATGGCCAAGAATTACGTTGAAGACGGCGAAAGCCTCACCCTGATCGCGCCCGCTGGTGGCGTGGTGTCCGGCATTGCTTACGCCATTGGCACCCTGGCAGTTGTTGCCCTGGTCACCGCCGCTGAAGGTGAGCCATTCGCCGCCCGCGCCACTGGCGTGTTCAGCCTGCCGACCGCTGCTGGCCTGCTGGCCGGCGCCAAGGTGAGCTTGAAGGCTGGTGGCATGGTCGCCGACGGGACCGCGGCATCCGTCGCCTTCGGCAAGCTAATCGCCGATGAGTCTGGCGGCTTCGCCCCTGTGCGGCTGTCCAACTGATGCGTGGCCGGTTTGCGAAGGCTCAGGCGCGCCTGCACCGGGTCTGCGCGGACCGGCTCGCTGATTCCATCGGTTCGTTCCAGTCGCCCGGCTGCCAGCCGGTGCACGACTTGAAGCTGCTGATCGACCGTAACCTGCAATACGCGGGCGCTGACGGCACGTTCATGACTGACGCCATAGGCATCACCTTTTTCTGCACCGACCTAAAGTCTGCGGACCGCGGCGACGTGTTCGAGGTGGGCTGCGAGCGCTTTCTTGTCGAGCGGGTTATCGAAGACGACGGCCATGCCATCACCGTTCAGGCCAGGGCGCACACATGAACATGCTTACCCAGGGGCGCAAGGCCCTGATTCAACGGCTGGAGACGATCGCAGTTGACCGCGGCTACCAAACGGCAGCGGGCACCAACGTCAAGACCGGCTGGTTCAACGAAGTCATCAAGGCCTCCGCCACCGGTTACCCACTGATCGTGGTGCAGATGGCCCGTGGCAAAGCCCCCGAGTCCGGCCCGCTTGCCATGAAGGTCTTCCATGGCTTCAGCGTGATCGGCGCTGTGGATGCCGGCCTGGACGATTACGAGTCAGCGGTTGAGGACCTGGAGCAGGACCTCATTCAGTGCCTGATGCCCCGCAGCGGCGTGCTACCCGATTGGATGCCGCGGGGAATCACAGGGATCACCATCGGCGCGCCCGAAGTCTTCCCCCCTGCGGAAGGCCTCAAGGCCGCGACCGTGCTTGTTCCCGTCCAGCTTCACACCATCGTCCAGGAGTTACGCCATGACCGAAAAAACTGAAGTTGCAAAGCCGGCCGAGTCGGCCGGTGCCGCGACGACTACCGCCGAACGCGCCTCGCCGCGCTTCGAGGTAGAGCTGCTAAAGCCTCATACCCACGCGCGCAAGGACTACCAGCCTGGCGACAAAATCAAAGTCACCGCTGAGCAGCGCACCTGGTTGAAAGGCCTGGGCGTCGTCGCTGGCGAAACCACGGAGAAGTAAAACATGGCACGCGAAATTGAAACGTTCGTGGTCGGCGGCCTCGTCAAGATGCGCAAGTATGGCCTTGGCGGTGCATTTACCCCGGTCGGCCTGGTGTCGACCCTGACCCAGGCCATCGAGAAAACCGACATTACCCTGGCCGATACCACCACCCCGCAGGGCGGCGAGTATGACGCCTTGAGCCGGATCAGCAGCATGACGCTGACCATGAACTGGCGCGAGTTCTACAGTGGCAACATGGCGGCGATGTACTGGGGCGAGTTGGAGAAGGTTCCGGCCGCTACCGTCACTGACGAGGCCCACACAGCGACCAAAGGCGGCACCATCCTCCTGGACAAAATGCCGCTCACCATCACCTCGGTCATGCCTGCCGCCGGCGGTGCCGCCTTCGTGGAAGGTGATGACTACCAGATGACCGGTTCGGGCATCGAGATCCTGGAAGCAGGCGCGATCGCAGCCGACGCTGAA